CCGACCGGCTCGAAATAACGCCGCAGTGCGTCACCATGTGGTGCCGTGCCGGGTATCTGGGAAACGATGCGCGCCTGGTTGAAGGCCGGTGGATGATTCTCGACACGCCGTTTCTGGCGCTACCGGCGCGCCCGCGTGGCAAGGATGGAAAGCTACCGCCTCCAAGGACGCACAAGCGCGGGCGCCCGCCCGGTGCGCCAAACAAGAAGCCTTACCCAAAGGGGGTGAAGAAGCCGAGAAAGAAACTTGAAGACTGAACCAATGGGCCACGTGACACTGGCCCATTTTTTATGTCACCATGCAGCAAATAAAGGAGCGAACGAATGATCGACTTTAATGGCGTGCTGATGGTGCTTGTTCTCTACCTGTGTTACCGCGCTGGGCGGTGGGTAGAGCGTGCCGAGATTGAACGAAAGCAGGCAGAGACTGGCGCCTGCGAACTGGCCGACAAATACGACCAGGCTACCCAGCACAAAGCCTGACGGAGATTCTCAATCGTGCTCGCCGCAGTAATACACATCCCCGGCGTAGTTCAGATGTACCCCCGGTGAGCGAGTGATGATCCCTGCTTCGATGGCCGTGTCGATCATCCCGTTGAACTCGCTGGCCTTCATGTGCATCTTCTTGAGAAGCAATTGACGCGGCATTGCACCGGCAGCCAACACTGGTGCCAGATGCGCCAGCTTCGGGTCTGACGCATACTTGCGCGCGCCCTTGATGTAATCCACGGCTTTCTTCATGTCCGTGTCGATCTGATTCACAATCCGGTTACGCCGAACTGAGCGTACCAGCGACATATCGTAGTGCCGCGTGTAGGCAATGGCCCACTCCAGGTGCTCACGATTCACCGATAACGCGTTCTTGTCGCACGCCTTGGCCGCAATCATCGCCAGGCGCAACGCCTTCTCGAACGTTCGCCCCAGCAGCACGTCCAGGTGTTCCGGCTCGAACTGGTCTTTCAACTGGTTCAGTTCCGTCTCGAATGCCCGCATCAATTCTTCGCATTCGGCGTTGATCGACATGGCGACGGTGTTCGCCGGCATCTCGGCCATCGCCACCTCTGCCAGATTCCCTTGTCGCTGTGGCGGCGAATTCACGGCCTTGCACCAGTCGATGATGCGCTGCGGCGGTTCCGTTTGATCCACGAAGCGGGCCAACTGGCGCGGCTGGCTGGATTCCACCACGATCAATCGCCCGAGAAAGCCGTCCTGTACCAGATCGTCGGTCAGGTTGCCGTAGAACGTCGACGGCGTGGTCGCCCCAAGAATGGTGACAGCCGGGTTATGGATCATCTGCGCGCCCTGCATGCCCGATGCCTGCGACTTGGAAAGCGTCATGGTCGAATAGACGGGCGGTCGCATCACGCCATTGAGTTTGCCGAATGCCTCCACCAGCTTGTCGATAGCCGCCTCGCTGTTGGCATTGCCCTTCGAGCGTGACAGCTTCAAGAGCTTGCCCATTTCGTCAATTATGGCGATGTGGCTGGGCTGTTTCAGCAGCGCCGAGAACACGGCACCGCTCGATGTGTAGCCGGAACCGGCCACCAGGTTTTCCAGTCCCGCCGTGGCCAGCACGCGCTCGACGCAAGATTGCGGGTGCTCCTTGCCCTCGGTGGATTTTGCGACCATCACCACATAGAGGCTGGTGAAGTTGGCCAGGTTGCTGCGGTAGATGCGCTGGGTGCAGGTTGCCGCCAGCGAGATGGCAGCGGCAAGCGATAGTTCGGGCTGGGCCTTTGGTGCCGTGGCTGTGATCCACCGGGCAATATCGCCGAGGATTCCGGGCGGGTTGGTGATGTAGCGCGGTATGGCTTTCGCCGGTTCGTCGCTGGTGGTGGGCGGCAACATCACGGGCGCCGGTTGCTCCAGCATCTTTTGCCACGGCAGCGGCGGCAACTTTACCGATGATGAGGGTAGTTGCTCCTGGCTCTGCGGCATGCCGCCCACGGTCATCCTGATTGGTTCAGGTTCCGCGAGCGCCAGGCAGTTGCGCAAGGCTTCGGCGGCACGCTGGAACGGCATCCCGTTCGCGTACATCACCAGATCGACCGCCGTCATGCCGTAGCCCCCGCCCCAGTCGCGGATGCCGTGGGGGTGGATGCCGACGTTCGGATTCTTGCAGTTGCGCCACGTAGAGACACAGCGGTATCCGTCGTGGTCTGCCTTGGCCGTTGGCACGATCTTGGGCACCCAGTCATCCAGGCGCGCCAGCGCGGCGGCATTCAGATCGCGGAAGTATTCAGCCTGAATCGACAGGTCGGTGTTGATGTGGCCGTCGTCCTCCTTGGGAGCGACGTGCTTCTTCTGGTGCTTCTTGTCGTGGTCAGACTGGTATGGCGCCAGCAGCTTTTCGACTTGCTGGAGGAAATCGTCGGGCAGCATCGGCAGTTCGTCAGCCGACAGGATCGAATCAAGCGTGTCCTCGGTGATCCATGTGTAATGCAGGCCGGTGGGGTGAATCGTCGGCGGCACCACGGTCTGCCTGCCGTCCGACAGCACATCGAGCACGCGCATGCCGCCCACGTCGAAGCTGCACGACTTCTCGCCGTTCCACCGGTAGAACCGCGTCCATCCCTTCTCGCCCTTCTTGGCCACCGGACTGTACGGGATCAGCGCTTGCAGCGCATCGTTGCCACCACCCGGCAAGTCGTAGTCCTTGTCCAGTGCCACAAGGCGCGACATCTTGCCCAGCACCACGCCGATACCGGCATCCGGCCACGTCTCCCAGTGCTCTAGCTCGATCTCGGTGGGCATGCGCAGGGCAAAGCGCGTCCAGTCGCCCATGCCGCGCCAGCCTTGCTCCTGCGACCACTGGCCGGGTTTCTTGGAACCGGGCGCAATCGGGATAACGCTGATGTCTCGCTCAATGAACTTCCACGCGAACTCTGCAAAGATGGATGCTGGTTTTTCTTCTGTCATAAATATTCAATCATTCGCAAAGTCCATATGAAGACGAGCACGCAGACGGTTCAATAAGGTCTGTCAGAAGGTCAAATTGCCTTCCGCCGCGCGTTGTACGCGACCACTCGACAGTCTTCCAAACGGAGTTTCGTGCAAATATCTCAGCGTCGATGGAACAACCCGACTCGTCGATCTTGTGAAAAAATGTACTGTGCCCGCGCTTTGATGCGCTCGATACATGGCGTTCCCACTCAGACTTGAGTTCGATGTATTCCGGGAAACGGGCAGCGATCTGCCGCAATTCGGCTTTCCCGACGTTGACGCAGGGCATGCAACCAACACGGCCCATGCCCTGCCTGTAGAGCGGATTGGGCTGAATCCCGCGCGAGGCGCAGAACTCGAATACCTGGGCGGCCGTCCATTCGACAATTGGCCGATAGGCATACATCGACGGGCCGATGCTCTCGAACAGCTTGGCATTGCGCCGATTCATGCTCTCGTCGCGCCTGACGCCCTGCCAACTGACTACCGTCCAGCCAGCGTCCGCCAGGTCTATCTGGTAGGCCACTGCGACATTTCGCTTAAGTTCTTCCGTGCAAAACTGCGCCTTCCGGCTGGGGAATCTTCCCTTCCAGATGCACAGATCGAGGAACGGGTTTCCGGTCGGCTTCATGGCCTCCAGCGCGCGGCGCTTGGCCTTGTTTGTCCAGCGGACACGACGCCCCCCCCCTGACTTCCTTGTCTTCTGGACGGCCTCTTCGACCGTCTGACCATTGCGGCGGACGGTGCGCATGATGATGTTCCCGCGCTTATCGCGCTTCGGAACGGGGTTGCCTGCTGCGTCGAATACTGGAGCGGTGTCGTACTCGCGTCTGGTGCGAACATCGCGGGCAACGAACATCCGTTTTGCTGCTATCTCCTTGTCAAAATTGGCGCGCAGGCGCACGATCTTGATGTCAAGCTCCTGTTCCAGATAGGCCAGGTAGACATAGACCTCTGAGTGCTCGTTTCCGGTGTCGCAGAAGATCGGGGTTACGCGGTCTTTGCCGAATCGCTCCAGGGCGATCAGCAGGGTTGCGGCGCTATCCTTCCCGCCTGAGACGCTGACGACGTGGAGAATCACGATTCTTTAGCTGGGGAACAATAATGATTTGCAGCCTCGTCGTGCCCGTTCTTCACCATGTCCGGGCGCACGATCTCCAGCGGAAGGCCAGCCATCACGGCAATTTTCCGAGCATGGGGCGCCGGAATGCGCCGCTCCCACTTCACCACCGACTGAACAGAAATGCCCAGCTCCGTCGCTACGGCACCGCGCCCCCCGGCCATCGCCAGCACTCCCTCCACCGTGAAGCCAACCGGCTCATCGTGGTTCTTGATTGGTTTCGTTGTCATCACGCCACTTTTTAGATTGAGAAAAACTCAATAATACATGGAATCTGGTATTTCTCAATGGTTGAGTTTTTATCTACACTGGAATACCTGACTAACCGAACGAACGAGGCCACCATGAAAAAGATACTTGCCACCCGCTTGCGTGCCGCTCGCCAGGCAATCGCGCCTGAGATTACCCAGCGCGATGTAGCCAAGCGACTGAACCTTTCGCCATCGGCAATCAATCTATGGGAAGCCGGGAAAACCGAGCCAAGCGCCAGCGACATTGCCGAACTGTCGCGCTGGTATCAGGTCAGCACCGACTGGCTGCTCGGGGTTGATTCAGTCAAGACGACGACAGCCAAATCCAGCGCAGCAATCAACGTCGTGCCCGTCGTAGCGCCCAGCGCCTTGGCCCGCTGGCATTGGGATGCTGTCATGGAGTTGCTGCAAACCAGTGTGGCATACCCGCCACAAACGGCTGCGGCCATGCTGGTATCCAGTGATGCGCTGACCAACTCATGCCCGACGGGCTGCTATGCCGTCATCAGTAAGGGGCATACCGCCGAACCCGGCCACATCGTTCTAGCCATGATTGGCAAGGCCGGGGAACCAGTGTTGCGCAAGTATGTGCGCGAAGGCGGCACTGATCTGCTGGTGGCTGACGACGTGCGCTTCCCGACCTTTCGCATGGACGACGGCGTGCAGATTATCGGTCGAGTGACCGAAATAACGATACGCAAATCCCTGATCTAAGCAGTTTTCCTCAACCGAGTAAAAATATTTTTCGCCTTTTTGGTTGAGTTTTTCTCATTCCTATGTATGATTGAGTTTCTCTCAATTTCATGAAGGGGAAAAAGACAAATGCAACTCAACCAATCAACCGCACCCGGAACGACAGCGGCTGGCACCGAAGGCGCAAGCCAGATGGGCGCCTTCCGTAAGGCTGCGGATACCAACGTGCAGGAAACGTGGAAGCGTTCCGGCTGGGTGCCGCCCAGCGAAGCAAAAAAGCAAGGGGGCGCTCATGTCCAACATTGAAACCCTCTGCGCTGACTGGCTCAAAGCCAAGCGCGCCGAGAACACCGCCAACGCCGAACGCATTGCCATTGAAGATCAGATCGTGGCGCTAACCGGCAAGCGCGACGAAGGCGCCAAGACCGTCGATGCCACCGGATTCAAGATCACCGTCACCGGCAAGATCAGTCGCAAGATGGACTGGACTGCCTGGGAAGCGGTCAAGGATCAAATCCCGGTCGATCTGCGCCCCGTGAAGATGAAGCCTGAACTCGATGAAAAGGGCGTCAAGTGGCTGGCCGAGAACAACCCGGACATCTACAAGCTGCTGCCCATCGAAGTGAAGCCGGCCAAGACGGCGGTAGAAGTGAAGCCGGTCGAGGTGACTGCATGAGCGCCGTCACCAATCAGTCCATCGACAACCGCATCGACACCGTGACCTATCACCGGCTGCCCGATACGACCATCACCTTCTGCGCAATCAAGATGGTAAATGGCTTCATCGTCATCGGGCAATCGGCCTGCGTCAATCCTGCCGACTTTGATGCAGGACTGGGCGAAAGCCTGGCTCACGACGATGCCCGCGAAAAGCTGTGGCCACTGGAAGGCTATCTTGCTGCCGAGCGCCGCTATCAGGACGACATCAAGCCCGCCGAATTCGATGATGTCGAGCAGTTGGCAAACATTGCCGTCAATCTCGACTATCTGAAAAACCGGCTTTCGGTGGATCCGCGTGCGCAGATTGCGGCAATCGTTGGCGAACTGCACACCATTGCCGAGTCGCTGCACGCTGGCCTGTATTCCCCTGCCGCCGTTGCAGTCCAGGAGGCCGCATGATGGGCGACATCGACAAAACAGGTGGGCCAGCATTTCCAGAGTTAGGGTTGAGCGGATTGCCCAACGGTGAGTTCATTCAAGGCCGTGAAGGCATGACGCTGCGCGATTACTTCGCCTGCCACGCCATGACCGGCCTGCTGGCAATGAACGCCAGCCCGAACCTTGGCGGAGCATCCCGCCAGGGCGCCTACTACGACCATGGCCGCGCTGATCTGATGGCCAATGATGCCTACGCCATCGCCGATGAACTGCTGAAAGCGAGGGCCGCGTAATGGCACAAGCATCCATCACGATCACCGACGACCAAACTACCGGCGAACTCACCGTGTCCGCTGACTTCGGCGACAAGATCGACGAAACCAGCCGTGCGCACGGCATGGTCATGCAACTGCTTGAGGCCGTCGTGGGTACGGCAAAGACCTTTACCAAGATCGAGGACACCGTACCGGAAGTCGATGCGGAGCCGTCGAGAATCATCACCAACTGACCCACTGAACGAAGGAGAAAACCATGGCATTTGACTTATCGAGCATCACACGCGGGAAACGACTGCGCGCCCCCAAGATCGTCGTCTACGGCCCGCCCAAGATCGGCAAATCAACCTTTGCGGCGAACGCCCCCAACGCAATCGGCATCCTTACCGAAGAAGGACTCGACAACATCGACGTAGCCGCTTTCCCCGTGGCCAAGACCTACGAGGACGTGATGGCTGCCATCACCACCCTGGCCGGCGATACGCACGAGTTCCAAACCGTGTTCATTGACTCGCTTGACTGGCTCGAACCACTGATCCTCGGAAAGATTTGCCGTGAGAACGGCGTCGACAACATCGAGAAGATTGGCTACGGCAAGGGCTACATCATGGCCGACGACCTGTGGCGCAAGTTCTTCGAGCAACTGGACGGCCTGCGCAACAACCGCAGCATGACGATTATTTGCATCGCCCATGAGCAAATCAACAAGGTGCGCAACCCTACGTTGTCAGAGGACTACGACGCCTACAGCCTCAAGCTGAACAAGCGCGCCGTGGCCATCATCAACGAGTGGGCCGACATCATCGCCTTTGCCTCCCACGAGGTCATAGTGCGTTCCGTCGAATCCGGTTTCAACCAGAAGGAAACCAAGGCAATCACCACCGGCGCGCGCAAGCTGCACGTCAATCCGCATCCGGCCTATGTCGCGGGAAACCGCTACGGCATGGCCGATACGTCGCTGTCGTGGGCGGCGTTTCAACAGGGGCTGTCGGTTGCAATGACAGCGCCTTCTCTCACGACCTGAGCATTGAGTTTTTCTCAACTTCCATTTATTAAAGGATCGAACGATGGCCAACCTAGCAGGCTTTGACGCCTCCCAAGTACCCGAGCAACAAGAGTTCTCCGCGCTGCCAGAAGGGCAGTACGTGGTAATCGCTACAGCTTCGGAAATGAAACCCACCAAGAACGGCCAAGGCCAGTTCCTGCAATTCACCTTTGAAGTGCTGGACGGCCCGCAGAAGGGGCGCAAGTTGTGGGCGCGCCTCAATCTGGTCAATCAGAACCAGACCGCTGTTGATATTGCCCAGCGCGAACTGGGGGCCATCTGCCGCGCCGTGGGGATCATCAAACCCAGCGACTCCAGCGAACTGCACAACAAGCCGCTGATGGTGACGCTGGCTGTTGAAATCGACGACCGCAAGCGCGAAAACAACGTCATCAAGAAGTACGAAGGCATCAGCAACACCGGTGCCGCACATGCCCC